GACCAGGCCCTACGCGGGCGGCGGGTGTATATCGCTCCAGAGCCGCGATGGGCTCTTAGTCCTAAAGTATGTTAGCAGCTAATAACCAATACCATTAGAACCATTATAAATAGTAGTGTTACGAGGACCGTAATCATTACGGAATATCTGAGCACCAGGACGCATAGCCCCAATTACATTACCAGCACCTGAAAAAACACGAGATGTATAATCTATAGCATTGCGCAACCCATAAGAATCAAAGTCTTTCTTAGCATTACCAGCAGACCACTTATAATAATCGCGAAGAGCTTTATCTTTAGAATATTGCATATTCTTGCGGTTATTGACGTTTTTATAGTCCCAGAGAGAATCATAATACTGTGTATAGTAAGACATATTCGTAGCAGAAATCAGGGCGTCAGCGGTACCAGAAGCTATCTTATTAGATATTTTTTGACCTTGAGCCTGAGCAGCTATCAGAACAGCACGTTGAAGTTCAGTCTGAATCTGCTTTTCGGTTAAAGCGCCTTGCTGCACAAGGTTATAAAGATACTGGGCTTTTGTAAACAAATCTGCTTGCTGCTGGGCATCCATATACTTATTCAGAATAGCTTGAGCGTCAGCCTGCAGATAAACTTGAGTAATTTGAGCAGCCGAAAGTTTCCCAGCAGTAACAGCGTTCTCCAATTGCTGGCGCTCCATAGACTGGTCTAATTCCGCAGAAATACGACCTGTTTCTTCATTCCAATAACCAGACTGACCGACACCGATATTTTTATAATTAGTATCGCCTAAAATCCTATTTATTATATAAGGAAGAAGAGTCTCTATCTGTTTAGATTCAGATATAAGCTTCTTAGCTTGAGCGAATGAAACCAAAGAAGTATCCACACTTGAAAAGTCAGGGTGAAAGGCCTGATACGGAATAGGACTGACAGCGGAAGCCTGGGCACCAGAAGGTGAAGAGCCTGAACCAGTACCAGTCAGGGCGGCAGAACCAGACATGAACGGATTCAAACCACGGGCAATCATAGCTTCAGGAGAATTATATTCTCGCGATTCATCAACCATCTTTTCTTGCCAATCACGTTGTTTCTGGGCTTCCAACATGTTGAACTTATTAGTAATCTGGGTATTGCGGAAATTAGCACGATTAGCGCTAGACTGTTGCAGTGTACCGAAGATACCACCAATAGCAGCACCAAGGAAATGATGTTCATTCCTAGGAGAGAGCATGCTCTCTCCAATTTCTAAATACCTCATTGCGCACTAGCGGCAGGGGCGGAATCCATAGACGGCGCTGCCTGTTCCTCTGCCAGCATAGCTTGAGCATATGCGGTAAGTTCTGATTTCTCATTAGCCAACTGCTGTAATACAGTCCGACGTTCAGACATTGTCTGGCAATGACGCGAGATAACACACGCAAAACGTTCATCATCCGTCATACCGTCCATCACAGTAGACTGAGTAGGGTGCATCTGGGCTAGGATGTTATTCACATTCATATCGCCAAGCAAACGACGGTACTTTTCTTGATTCAGAAGAATCTGAGTCATATCACATTGAATCAAATCACCGTCAGGAGTCTCATCATACATAACAGGGTCATAAGCAGAAGCTTGATAACAAGGATTGCCTTCTTTCAATTCAGGAACATACGAATCTCTTTCAAAATTCTCATTTTTATAAGCAAAACTTCTCATAATCGACACATTAATAAGGTAAACCATTTCTATCCAAGTTCTGAACAGCATAAACCTGGAAATTAACATTACACAATAATTGGTCATAAGCAACGGAACAGTTCTGACCTGAGACTTGAGGCTCGAATATAGAATTCAATTGCTGAGGACGAACTTTCATTGACTGATAAGACCAAGAACCAGAAGAGGTGAGAACATCCCAGCCATCAATAGGAGCAGACCAAGACTGGTAAGCCATGCCAGAACGGAAACCAGCGTGAACAGTATCAATATTAGACTTCCATTGCCAGTACCGAAGGTTATAACCAAGAGAATCGGGAACAGTACGAGACGGGTTGTTCTGAAGATTCAGAGCAGGAACAGCCTGCATACCTAACTGGTCGAAAGCAGGTTGGGGGAAATCAGAAATAGCCGTAACAGTCAACTGAGGATTCTGACCTGTCAAATTCCAATCAACCAGAGGAACAGCATGATATACACACATAATTACCTGATGCTCAGCACCACAATCATAAGTTAACGTATGTCCAGAATTAGAACCTACACCTTTACCAGCAATCACAGCTTGAGAGTTAGCAGATTCTAAGTTAGTATTCAGGACTTCATTAATATTGATTACATTAGACCAACCTCCAATATAATGAGCGTGATTACCCATGTATTCAGGAGCTTTAATTCCGAATTGAGCCTGCATCTGGTCTGAATAGTCTTTACTGGAGAATTGGACTACTTCTTTCCAACGTTGTAGGTATTCTGTTGCACGGATTGAGAGAGCTGATAAATCGGAATTAATAAAAAGATAACGATTATTAGCCGATGAAGAATTAGGACCAGCAGTACTCACCTCAGAAGAAGAAGAAGGATTCTGAACCACAGACCAGTGACCATTTGGAGAGCCAAAAGACTCAGCAGCAACAATACGATTGGATTGAGATAAAGCAGAATAAACAGAAGGTAAAGCAGCTACCGAGCCATATTGAGAAGCAGGAAGCATGCCCATAAAGTAATCTTTCGGATAGTTGGCATAACGGAGCTGAAGCATCTCAGGAGCGAGATTCAATTGAGATTTACCATCCCAATAATCTACATTGTAGGAATAAGCCAGATGTTTTTCCCATTGAGATTCAGAGAAAAAGTCATAATAGATTTTCTGATAAGCCAACAACGGAAGAAGATTCACAGTCTGACTTTTACTATAAACCAAAGGATTGAGAGTATCTTCAAGGGACTGAACGCCTAGATAAGCTTTGGTAATAGCAGCTTTCGCAGTGTTTGAAGGCGCAAGGAATGAACCATATCCAAGCATATCCAATAACTTAGAAGTGCCATAAACATAAGGAAGACCAGCATCATCAAATACATCATTGCCGTTAATCGTCTGAAGACTTAATGACAACAAGTTTAACGTTGTGTTCGGAACAGAAGTCAACATCTCAGTATTAGCAGTATTACTAACAGCAGATGTCATATAATCCGTCATCTGAGTAAACGCCTGCGGAAGAGCACGAGAAATCAGACGTAACGGCACAGCGTAGAAGTCATAATACTCCTTAATACGGGTATACGCAGCCGTATTCACAGGGACAGTACGGGTAAACCAGTCGGAAGAAATACGGTACTTGTTACCAGGAATGGCAATCTGCCAATAACAAGGAAGAATTTCTCCAACCTTCGCCGTAAACAGCTTTTTACTAGACAAATCAAAGGAAGAGCGATGCACGGCAACTTTCGCTCGGTCTAGCGGATTAAAATCACTCATAATCAATTAATTTAAATTAGACCATACGGTTAAATATATTGTTTGCATCATTCAATTTCTTATGCTTAATCATATCGCGGCAGAAGGTAGCAGCACGGAAACCAAGACATTTTTGTAAGTCGCTACTTTGCCCACTATCATAGGAACTTCTTGTATCGGGTTTCGCGGATTTGATGTAATTACAAGCCGCGAGAGATGGGATTCTGGGGTCATCAAACGGAACGAGTATCTGTTCTTTAATGGGACGAATAAATCCGTCTGCATATTCTCCGTCCTCACCGACACCAATGGTCGCCATTTCGCATCCTTCGGCTGGTAGATAGAAATACCGAAGCATAGGGGCTGGCAAAGTCTGTTGTATTCGCAACGAATTACACATTCGTACATAATCCGCTTTCTTTTCATAGTCTATTCCAGTTTTGAGGATAAACATAATACGATTGGCATAAGAATCAAGATTACCACCGATGGGAGGCAGATGCCAATTCCTAAGGAACTTACTGACATAAAGGAATAGCCGATATAACTTATTAATATAAGATTCAATATCGACATCAGAAGAACTGTTACAGAGCCTAGTAAGACACCGAGCATTGTGTAATATAATTTCATCTTCATTAGTTAGGCAATGATTTAATGTAATATATCGATAATAAGCACGAACAATAGAAATGATAGAATCGGATTTATAATTTATAATGCCAAATCTAGCGATTCTTTTTGGCGCGTCTGCAACAGCTCGAATAATTCTAGCAATCGCAAAAGCATCGTCATAGCGAGCACTTGAGAATCGGGGCAATAGGGCACGGATATACGACATGGGGGGAGTTGAGTTAACACTAATCCCGTTGAAGTTATAGACTCGTCCATTAATGACAGAATCGATTTTTTGTTCAATCGCGTGATAGATGTCTTCACTTTCCGCAAAAATCTCGCCTTTCTCAAAAAATCCAAGAGACGCTCTTTGTCGGGGCTTAAATGCACGGCATACTCGATATAATAAGGGAGCAGAGCTAAGGCTGTTAACGTAACTCGCAACGTATGATGAAGCTCCACCGCGGGAAGTCTGGAAATCTGAACGACCGAGCTTCCAACTCTTATAATGGCACTGTCGTAATACCTCTGAGATTTCTTTCGAGTTCGTGAATAATAAGATATGATAATGCGGGCGGAAATGGACTGGTCCGTATTCACCCACAGCGTAGAAGTGTAACGTTTCATAAGAACCTAAAGCTGTTTCCAAATGTTTACGCAATCGTTTAATATAGTTCTGAACATCAACATAATTCAGGAAGGGTATAAGGTTACCAAGACCATATTGCTCAGCAGCGGGATATACCGAGTTGTCAACGGCCTGCGTTTTACGGATAAAACTACGAATAGCATCCATACTAAGAAACCAATTATCCTTAACAGGAACATATTCCTTGATTTCACGGTCAAACGGCACTGTGCCTTGAACCTGCGTGAAGAATATATGACGTAAAAGGGAAGAATCCTCAGGTTGATACTCAGAAACAGGGATATAAGAGTGGCGTTCATAACCAAAAACTTTATCTCCTGAAATACTTAAAGCATCTTCATATTCACTATGTAAAACCTCACAATTCATCAAAGGAATATGCTCGTTATCATAAGTAAGCGTTACAAAATAAGAATACTTGAAAGCACTCCCAGCGGTCTTCACACGCATGGACGCCTTTTGAGCACGCTTATAAATACAGTAATCACATTGTCCGCAATCTACAGCAATGCGCTGACCTGTGTAACGATTAGTTATAAAAGAGCGATGCTGGCAATGGTCAGCAGCCTTAAGTAAATCAGGAGTATATTTCATAATTATTTCCTTTTATCAATCACTTGGCGACGATTACGCGGACCAAACGAAATATGAATAAAACTAGGGTAAATAATAAGTTGGTCAAAAGAAGAAAAATGATCAGAATAATCATGAATCATCTCAAGCAACTTATTAAAACTGGTAGAACCGTAAGGCTTGATATCAATAGCTTCACCCATCAGATGTTGAGAATTAGGAGCGCCATTGCAAGACTTGTTCTGTTCAGGGGTGCGACGTGCGCTGGTCACTGTAAAATGAGCATTAGAAAATAACAGATACTCAAGAAAATGCATAAGAGAATAGTTCATAGTCCAATAGCATTAAGTATATAACCAAGAGCAGCAGAAACAGCGCCAATTACAATTTTCCAAATATTATTACTTTTCATCAGATTGAGTTTTAAGTTCAACGAAATTATTTTCCTCTTTAATCGAATCCACAATAACAATAAGACCCAACGGAGAAACTCGCTCAGAATAATATCCAAGACCATCCAGAGAATTGACAATATAAGGCGGCATAACATCACGACCAGTTTGTTTTTCTTTAAGGGAAATAATGAATTTCTGCATAATTGTAAGATTTTAAATGTTAATAATTTAATGAGTTGGTTTCTACAGGGGCAAAGGAAAACATTATTTTCGAATAAACAAAATATTTCGGAGTTTTTTTATTCT